ATATCGATGATATTATCAAAAATATCAATCAGCAAATCGATAATTATAAAAATGATAAAACTGATAAAAACGCAAAATGGAAAGCATTGGATGAAAAAGCAGAACGCGAGAAGAAAGAGGCGGAAAAACCAGTGGTCGAATCCCCCACTGATTCTCTCGGTAAATCGATTGAACCTTCGAATTATATTTGGTTTACAGATGAAGACACGGGAGAGGAAAGATATGGCAAAATCATGCATATTTATCCAGATGGAAATGTAGATGTTTTAGTGTTTGATGAAGCCAGTGGACAATACTTATCACCTCCTGTAGAAGTTGAGCCCACGAATATTGTGAAAATCGAAAAACATTCGGGATTAAAACCGATTATTCCTCAAACCCCTGAAGGTTCTCCAGAGACTGAATCGTCAAAATCGATTGTTTCCTCTTGGACCCCATCGGAAGAAAGTAATGCGTCACAATCTGGTGGCGCCGTAAATGTGTTTTCACCATCGGAAACCAGAGTTAGAAGAGAAGATGGATTTGCGATTGGTGATTCTGTTTGGTTCCGCGGAGATTTTAAATCCGAACGTATATGGACAATTATAAGAATTGATAATAAATGGATAACTATTAAAACGATGGATTTTGAGGGATTACCAACAGAAGATTCTGCGATTCGAGTGGTTAGTGTAGCCGATATTCATAAAGTGGACCCTGCTTTCCAAATGAGAGCACCCGTGGTTTCCGAGATACCGGCGATAAATGCGATTCCACCCGGACAGGCAACATTTTGTAAAGAACCAGTCCAATTTGCGCCAGTGATTAATGTAGTCACTGGAAATAATAATGAAATCGAACAACCTGTGAAACCTCAAGTTCCAATAAATCCTGTTGCGGGTTTAGAACCGATTATGTCGGCGCCTTTAATACGCAAAAAAGTAGGATTTGGAGAGCCAAATATGAATACTAATGTTGGAAGTGAAGACACATTGGCAACGACGAATAACGCATTAAGTACTTTAGATAATGTAAAAGGCGGATTTGTAGTCAAAAAAGCATAAATAAGAAGAGCCCGCATTTGATTGAATTATAATATTGTGATAATATTATAATGATGAAAATAAAAAGAGAAACATGGATAATGATTGCGTTATTGTTGGTTGTGATTGTTTCCTGTATGTTTATGGGGTCGAATATATATGAAGGCAATGACACAATGGTCAGTGCACAAAAAAATAGTAAACAAAAAAATAAGGCTATGCTTGTAAATTATGAAAATCAGTTTAAATTAATTAATGATTATATGAAAATAGTTCGTACTGGATTGGACACATTAAAACCAAAGTTAATAGACGCAAGTGGTATACCAATGCCAGTTGATCCTAGTGATCCTAGCAATAATGAAATAATAAAAGCATTTGACCAATTGAAGATGGGTGCTGATTCAGTCGTTAGCAGTATCGGACAATTGCGAAATATGGCATATCCTGTAAATATTCAGCCGGCACCACCAAAACCTGATGCTTCCTAAAATTATGCACTATCGAAAACAAAATAATCGTTTTTTCTTCTCTCAATATAAATATAAATGAGATTCACTGATTTTGTTTTCGCATTTATCTTTTTATTCATTATTTGTATTTTTGGAATGTTTATTTGGCGTCATGTCCGTACTTGGTTTTTAAATATGAGACAATCCATCGGCATGTTATCTTATCAGATTGAAGGATTCGATTCGAATAATTTACCGGTAGTTGACCTAAGTGATCAACCAATGAGTGGCGCTGATAAAACAAATCTTTTAGTCGATTTAATCGTTCAAGTCAATAAAAATCAAGATATTTTACTTTCCGCTGACCCTTCCTATAATGCTGAAAAATACGAAATGATAAAAAACACGGATACTGACCCAGAAAATACTTATATTATTTTTACGAATATACAAAAACTAATGTCTGGAATCATTCCCACACAAGATTCGAAAATACAAAAAATATACGAATTATATGTAGGAAATCCAGATATTAAAGATTTTGCCGGATATGTAGATACAATCACACCATCTTCTTATGAAGGCGATGATAAGAATTTACTGGAAATCCGATTATTAAAAATGTTGGAAACGATTGTAAAAGGACATCAACAAACTCTTGATAAATATCAGAAAAAAACCACAGACGATATAACAAGTTCAGAGGATGCCGGTGGATTAATATCTGGAATTGTATAATATATGGATATTCAAAATATTTCATTTAATAATAACCATTATTATATAATGACATTTGATTCAAACAATTATAAGTTATATGCCCCATATTTTAAAAATATTTGTGATCCTGATTATATTGATAAAACTTTAGAGAACTTGTCATACCAATCAATAGAAGATGAGGGTCATTACGGATTCTTTTTGTTTGACGATGAATCTAAAATTCGTGCTGTTTTAATATTTGATTTTAATTGCACAATGAATTGCAATTCTATAATTAAATATACGGATATTAATGATAGTGGTGAAATTACATTATTATGTTCTAATAAAAAACACCAAGAAAAAGGTTTGACGTTTTTTTTTTCGAAATATGTAATTGAAAATCTAATACCTCAAATAAAACCGATAAAACATATATTTTTATATGTTGCTGAAGGACATAATAAAAACGTTCCAAATGAAGAAAAAAACCAGATTGCGATATCATTTTATAAAAAACTTGGTTTTAAACCATTGCAACCACATTCAAGAATTTTTTCATATAATTATGAAAACCATAGAGGTGGAAAATATAATAAAACAATGAATAAACGAAAACAAGTTCGAAAATATTCACTCAGAAAACTCAGAAAATAAATGTTTTTCGCAAAATATATCTTTATTTTTATGATTTTGATTTTGTAAATCAAAATCTGTTGCAAATTTGTAAAATAATTTATGAGAGGTTATATAAGAATATACACATTCATTGCAATTTTCAATATTGCATTTATATTTAAAATAACCGTTTTCTAAACATATCTTGTTTTTTCTCCATTCTTTGATTGAATTATCAAAATCTATATTGTCTTCAGAATGATTCTTACACTGTTGAGTTTTCACCAGGTTGTCTTCACGCATAATATAATCAATCATCCAATTATCCCATTCGACTTCAATAAGTCCTGTTTGGTCATTGATAACTGTAATAAATGTAGCAATTCCTGCTATTTTTATCATTTCCATTTGGAATTCTTCTAGATAAGATAAATCTATGTTAAGTTGAATCGTATCGATTTCTTCGTTGTAAGCATGTTTCACAGATTCGATGTATTTGGCGACTTCTGGGGACATATTTGACATATATATTTGTTTAGAATACAAATATATAATTTAATTTGGACATGGTTCAATTTTATCGGAGATGACTTGGTAAAATCTTATCTTTCAAATTCTGTAATTTTTTATAGCATTTATTCACAGTGACTTCACTCACACCGCATACGGTTCTTATATCTGATTTCGACATATTTAGTCCATAGGTTTGACAGACGAAATAAATAATTCCAGCAGCAATCGAATGAGGTGTATTATCTGGAATTAAATTCTTCGTTTCAATTTGTTTGGCGACGAATTTCGCCATTAATGTTTGTTCTCCAGTAATATTCAATTTGCAACAATAACGATCAATAAATGAACTAGGCATGGTTTCTTCCAATACGATTTGTTCTTTTGTCATATTTCCGCCATTATTACGGTCGATATTATTCAAAATATTGAGAGCCAAACTACAACCATGAGTGGCACTTGTTTTATCCAAATGAAACATTTCTGCGATTTCATTCGATGTTCTTGGATACCCATTCAAACGACAAGAAATATAAATGGATGCGGCTTTTGTTCCATCACGATTACATCCACGGAATATTTTTTGTTCAGAAATATCTTTATGAATTGCGAGAGCATCATCGACGAACATTTTCGGAATTCCCGCATTTTGTGCCATATTGCTAATATACATGAATTCATTATACAATGCTTTTTCTTTATGAGGAATGGATTGCCATTCAGTCCATTTCGCGATTTTGCGCATTTCATAAGAGATTTTACCATTATTCATGACTTTACATCCGAAAGAGGATTCATGAAGAAGAGGATTGATTGGATTGCCACATCGTGTTGGGTCATTCGCATTTTTGTCGTCGGCACCGTAGAAACGCCATTCGGGACTATAATCGAGGGTTTCTTTACAAATAGCCCCACAGGATTGATTACTACAAACAGGATATTCATTATCGATATTAAGCATGACCGATTCGCAAACACGGCATTGATTGGGATAACGAACTGTATCGGATTCAGTGGCGACTTCGTCAGAAGCAGGTTGATTTTGAAGAAGTTCTTCTTGGATTTGTTTTTTGTCTTGGTCGAATAAATCCCAGATTCTGGATTTATCATCAAGAGTCCGATTCCATTTGTTTTTCTTTGTTTTGGAGAGAAGATTTTGTGTTTTGTTTTTGACAGTAGAAGAAGATTTAATCGCAGCGAGTGTGAGAGTATTCGATTCTGATTGCGACAACATTGTTTTATATTGTTTTAAGAAGAAGTGTATTTGATATTGTATGGTTTTCTTTAAATCCTTTTCATAAGTGTTCAAATTGTTTCAATTTTGTTAGGCGGGTTGAGGAATAGTAATTTGGATGATGACAACACCTGAACCACCGTCTGAACCTGGGTACGGAATACTAGTAAAACCACCATTACCCCCATTCCCAGTGTTTGGTGTCCCAGAAACTACTGCGGTAGCATATGAATTCCCACCATTTCCATAGTAAGTATTCATAAATGTACAAAACGTTCCTGTCCCGCCTCTTCCGAGTGAAAGAGTATTTGAAGCATTTAGCCTTCCATTGAGTCCAGGCATTCCGCCAGGACCGCCACCACCTCCACTACCTCCATCTCCACTAGCAGATGTCCATGCTGCACGTGAATTCACTAATGTACCACCTCCATTTCCACCAATGCTTCCAACACCCCCAGAACGTGCGTTTACAGTAACTGCGTTGCCATATCCAGACAAATTGTAAGGTCCAGTACCGCCACCACCACCTGCGCCAGCGCCAGATTGTCCAAGTGATTGTGTTCCCGATATTGTTCCCGATATTGAATTTGATGGTGTAGTACCATTATTGGGAGCGTTCAAAATCGTCGATGAATCACATAATATAGTTCCAGTTGAAGATAATATTTTACCGGTCAACGCATTCAATGATGAAACACTTCCTTTTGTTGGCAATGTTGAATTGTATATCCCACCAGCACCACCAGCACCGACTGATATTGAAAATGTAGATTCTTTTGTTATATTTGTAATTTTTCCACCGCAAGAATCATAAACAACTACATTTCCACCACCACCACCACCACCATATGAACCAATAGAACCTCTGTTTGCTCCACCACCGCCGCCACCACTTACAATTAAAATACTCGCGGACAAATCCGCCGTTGTCGAAAATGTATAATTTGCGGTCGCTGGATTTTTGAAAAATATAGTATGTAATGAACCTGGATTGTCTCCATTTGTTTTATTAATTGAAATATCAATAATTCCATTTCCTGGATATCCACCGCCGGAGACTTGATATGGTAATGTTGGTATTACGACTCCACGTCTTCCTTTTCGATTTGCAATCGACCCAAATGTTGAAAATGAGGCCATTATTATATATTTTCACAGAAAAAAATATAATATACTAAACTAATTGTAATAATATACTTGAATGTTTGCTAAACATGTAGTACTGGTTGTATTTGAACCTTTAGTCTGAACACCATTTACAAAAGTTGCGTATGGATACGTACCATAGTTTTGGCTGGTAAGAACTCTTAAACCAATCGGATATGTACCAGCAGAGGATATTGTAAATCTTTTTACATAATTAATCCATGAGGTCGATGCTGTCAACGTTGTTTTATTCGGCAATGGAAAATCCATTGACAACACCGTATTATTTATCATTGTACATACTGTATTTGTAACATTATATGCGGTTAAACTTTCTACAGACGCGTACCATGACATATAATATTCACCAGCCGTAGGAAATGTAATGTTTTGTATAATGTCAGTATATGTTTCAATCGTTGCTAAATTTGCGCTAGTGTCTCTAATCGCAACAAATTGGTTTGATGGACATTGACTAGCATTTATACAATAAGTAGTTGATGTTTTACTACATCCAAAAATACTTCTCGACGCAGCATAACCCGTTGTAGTAATTGTCCAACTGTCAATAGCACTAATAGAAATGGATGAACCGCTTACGATGGATGGCGTTGTGGTTGCATAATCCATATTTGTACCCAAATATACGGGAGTTAAAACGCTATAATAAGATGTAATATCGGATTGTACACATTCTTTATTTTCCCATCGCACATCATCAAAATTCGCTTCACAATAATCATTTTTCGCAGTACTACAACCAATGAAATTACTTGTATATGTAGTTGCTGTTGGATAAGCAGTATTTGTTGTTATTGTATTTGTTAAGGTGCCATTCACATAAAAATACCAAATTGGTGTTCCACCTCCATTATAAGAAATCACCCAACTAATATGACGTGCGTTTCCATCATTTAATGCAACGTTATAAATACTTCCATCTGTGATTTGTGTCATGACACCGGCATTTTGTACATGAGCAGATAGTTTATTCGAATATAATGACAATCCGAATTGATTTCCAATCGTATCGTCAAACCAAAATAATTTGGCACCATTTGGGTTAATAATGTTAAACGAATTGTCGATGTTTGAGGAGGCGGTTTTTATCCAGAATGATAATGATATGCCACTTATATCCGTAATTAAAGAAGGCAATGTCACATAATTACCGTTTGTATCGCTTGATATGTTTCGGATAGATAATGAACGAGTACCTAAAATCGGTCTATATTTGTCAACAATGCGATAATTAGAACCAAAAAAATTAGTTGTTGCTGTGCGTGTAGTAAATGAAATATTGTTTTGTAGCAAAATAGCAGATGAATCATAATTAATAAATTTTACTATTTTGCGACTGGATGTGACCGATGAACCTATTGCACCGGCGGTTCCGATATAAAATGTAAATGAATCGTCACGTGGTCTCCACATACCTCTTGACCCTTGTCCTGAATTGGACGATGATTCATTAATGCCCCAATTAATTCCAAACCCTTGATGTTTACCGATATTTCCGTCTGTGTTTATATACCAATACAATGGTAATCTGGTTAATCCGTTTGTTGACCCCGTAAAAATAGTTGTATAAACGTCTGTAAGAGAAACATGCCTAACATTTCCACCAACTGTGGATCCAGCTTCCCATGCGATTGCTGTATCAAATTTATTAACTGAGAATTGTCCGGGTCCGGTCGAAACATTTTGTCCAGTTGGATCTGTAGAATATCCATCAACAAGTCTTATAGTAGTCCATGTGTTTCCGTAATCAATTGAGCGATATCCTCCAGTAGTACTGTTTAAAGGTCTTGGACTAACATATTGAGTTTGACCATCGTCAGACATTGCGATAGGATATTGATAATTATACAACACTGGAGTATGAGTTACACTAACCTTATTTGTCCATGTTTGTCCATAATCGGTAGAAACCTTGATATATGAATCTCCGCAAAATGTCACATATTTACCGGTCTCTGACATTTTTATTCCGATACCAATTGTTGTAACTGATAATGTGTTTGTATAAGAAACACCATAATCAGAAGATACATAAACCCCTCCAGTACCTGTCAAAAGAAGTGCAATATATTTTCCATTCATGGACATCGTTGCAATTGAAACCGTTGTATATCGCGTCTCAGTTGTAAATGTAACACCTTCATCAAATGAATAATATAGTTTGTTTTCAAGAACACCATATATAACACGTTTTGTATTAGAAACCGATGCGTCCAGTGTAGGCGCGTTTGTGTCATATATATTTTTTAATTTTGTAGTTGAATAATCATAATCTTCAAAATTATATCGAAAGTTGCGCACAGGTGTTTGTTTAATGCCGCCTCCGCTTCTTCCTTTTCGATTTGCAATCGACCCAAAAGTCATAAATGAGGCCATTATTATATATTTTCACAGAAAAAAATATAATATACTAAACCAACATATTCTAAACATTAGGTCCTCTTCTTTTTTTATTTGTTCTCACCTTACGACCTCTTTTTCTTTTTGTCTTCTTACCACCCTCTGACACCTTGTAATTTAATACATTGTCAGAATTTCTCCGTATTTTTTTTGATTGTTTGTTGCTTGTTCCATTTCAATAACAAATTTTTTAATTAAAGAATTTAATCGATTTGAATAATATTCATTTTCTCTTACATAATTCATTACATCGTTTGACAATAATTGTATCGGAAACAATTGTAAATAACGACTCTGTCGTTCCATTGTTTATATACTTGTTGTATATTTTATTTATCGTCTTGTTTTTTTAACAGATTTGGTATTAGACGCACGTTTTCTTTTTCTGGATTTCGCAGTTGGCGTGGGTGGGTCACAACGGATAGCGATTGTTTTTAATTTTTCCAGCCATTCTTCTTTCGCGGTTTTTTCTAAATCCACCTCTAATGGTATTGAATAAGGCATTGAATTCAAAAAATCATCTATTATAAATTGAATTGCTTCTTCTCTTGTTTCCCATCCAAAATCTTCTAATGTTTGTCCGCTTTCTAATAATTCATCCAAGTCTCTTATTGCGTCTTCTTCTTTTTTCGAATGTCTGCGATTGAAATAATCATGAAATCTTTTCATATCATCGATAGTAATTGTAGAATCCGAAATATGATTCTCTCTGATAAAATCAGTTAAGTCATCATTCGTTGCACCAAAATATTTATACATCGCATAAGTGGATATAGTATTTTTTGAAAATGAAACCACCGTTTTAATACTTGGACTGGCTCTCAAAAAATAAACCAAATAAATAAAAGCAAAACGTAAAAACAAATTGAATTTACGACCTTCATATTGGGGTTTTGTTTTCGAAATAATTTCTATGGCATCTTTGACATAATGCTTAGTTTCATCCTGGGTTTTTCCATCATGATATAATCCACTTACGCTAGATATACATTTGCCATTATAATTCAAACATAAGATAATATCATATTCTGCGTCTGGATGATATACCGCGGAATCGACATCAATATACTGATAACGACGCAATTCAAGCGCATATTTACGACTACATTTTTCATGTAAAATAGCATTGAGTGTATCGATTTCTCTTAATGCTCTTGTAATTCCAAAAGACATTCGTATATATATTTTAGAGAGAGAAAAAATGCCAATAATATGTTCGCATAATATATAAATGGCCTCTCCGATTGTAAAAACGGAAACTCGTGGAAATGTGAAAATATATCATGTGAGAAAAATGATGGATAATGCGAAAGTAGCATCTCTTAAAAATACATTTGTAAAACGTTCACAGATTCATACAATATTAGATCATGATGCCGATGTATATACCGAAGATGGAGATTTATTATTGAAATACCGCAAGAATAAATTATCGAAAAAACATATGAGTGAGTTTTATGATAATGTAATCGAGTTTGCAGTAATACCAACAAGTAATCGTGGTTCAGCATCGGGTAGTCAGAAACTTGACAATCGTTCAAATCCTAAAATTATGACAAATATTATTGGTTATTTTGACCGTTTATCGCCGCGTCAGAAATTTGTTATGAAACAAAAAGGTCGTCAAACAACCCTTGCGGTAAGAGAAACGCGTTTTATGATGGATTATCCGGATAAATTTAAGAAATTAGTGCCTCTTGTAAATCAAATTGATGATTATTATGAGAAATACATTCCAGAGAAATATGCAAAACAAAAACGAAAAGCGAATCAGACCCCATTTCGAATTGGAAATACAGCATTTACAACAATTACAACCAATGTGAATTTTCAAACAACTCTTCATAAAGATGCGGGTGATGATGAAGAAGGTTTCGGAAATTTAACAGTGATTGCTCATGGTAAATATGAAGGTGGAGAGACATGTTTTCCTCAATATGGAGTTGGTGTAAATGTTGAACCAGGAGATGTATTGTTTATGAATGTGCATGAATGGCATGGTAATTTGCCGATAAAACCTATAGATAAAGATGCGAAACGTTTATCAATAGTATGTTATTTAAGAACTGGTGTATGGTCGAGAACGGCGAGAATGACTAAGAAACAGATGATGGAACATTTAAAAGCAATGCGTAAAACTCGCCGATTGATTACACAAGCGAGTAAACCAGATAAAAAAGAACCGGTTGCGTCGTAGGTCAATAATGCTTATATATTATAAATCAATATAATATATGAGAAAAACTAGGAAACAACGGAGAAAAAAGGGTGGAACTAGTCCGATAAAGGATGAAACTGGTTTAGAAGATATTTTTCTTGAACTGGGTCAATATGTGTTTGATGATGATGATGATAATATTGTTATCAATTCGGATGGTTCAAAACAATATATATTTAGAGAATATGATGAATTAACCGATGCAGTTGAATTATATACTTCAGATAGAGAAACTGCGGTCGACGTATATGGTTTAATAGAAAATTGGAACGTTTCAAAAATAACTAATATGCACTCATTGTTCAGTGGTAATGACACTTTTAATGAAGATATAAGTCATTGGGATGTCTCGAATGTGAGAGATATGAGTTATATGTTCGATGGTTGTACTGAATTTAATCAACCAATAGGTAGTTGGATTGTCTCGAATGTGAGAGATATGAGTTATATGTTTTCTGGGTGTACTACATTTAATCAACCTTTGGATAGTTGGAATTTAGAAAATGTGGAAAATATGACAGGCATGTTTAAGAATGCTACAAATTTCAATCAATTCGTAGGTGAATTACTTAGAAAACAAACTTCAATATTAAAAAATAAACGAATTCAAACGGCAGATGATAACATTTTGTTGGGTTCAAAAATTGGTGAATGTCTCAAAATTACAAAAAATATTACTACAAAAATAGAGGAATTGAGTAAAGAAAATGTGAAAAATTCTAATATTCAAGCAATATTTGAACAAGAGATAAGAGAGTACAAAAATAATGGATGTAAAATGGCACGATTATTTTCAATAATATTTTCCTTTCCCAGATTACATAATATACCGGTTATAAAATATTTATCCAGCATATTAACCGAAGAAGATAAACGAGAAGAATATGGTGGTCAAACCATATTACAATATTTTTCACAAACACCAATGTTTATAGACAACAAAAATCCGGAATTCATAGACATATACAATTTAATAAAACCTTCTGGATATCAGTCCGAAAGTCCAAAATCGTATGAAGAAGATGATTCTGGTACTATTAGAGTAAAGGAAAAACATGAAAAATTAGTATCACCCGATTATGAAATTGTTATTTTTATGCATGGTGCATTACATCAAACTGAAAAGGAAACAATTCAATTTCCATTTCGACGATTACATAATCTGGTTAGTAAAGGAAATACGATGTGTGTTCTAAATACATTTAATAAAGAATCAATTCCTTATACTTCTAGATACGAGGATGCTCGATTGAAAAACAATGAAATTACTATGGAAAAAATGGGTCTTAGTATAACCCTAACTGACCCAAATGACCATGATAAAGGGATTTTTTTATATGACAACCGTAACCCAGAAAGAAATCCTATAAAAATATTAACTGTAAATGAAAACGGAAGTTTTCATGCGATCATCAAAGAACTGCCTATTAAATGCCAATATTCAAATAAAAAAATACAGACTACAATGCAGACTACAATGCAGACTACATTAAATAATGTTATAAAAGGGCTTGTACTATTGTTAAGTAACAGTTCTGTTGTTTCAAATGTATTAGGCGTTTCCAGTTTTGATTTTAAAAAATGTGACGTTACTCTTTATGCGTGTAGGGGTTTTATGAATAACCCTGTTTCTAATAATCAATACCCAGAATTGTCACGCAAACATCGTACCTATGCACAACAAGAAGAAAACACAAATCTGATAGAACAAACCGAAAATAGAAAAAGAAAAATTGATGAAATTAATGAACATCCAAGTCTAACAAAAAAATCAAGGTCAAGTTCAAAATCAAGGTCAAGGTCAAGGTCAAGGTCAAGGTCAAGGTCAAGGTCAAGGTCAAGGTCAAGGTCAAGTTCAAAATCAAGTTCAAAATCAAGTTCAAAATCAATAAAAAGAACAAAAACAATAATTTAAGAAAAATGAGAGAGTAAGATGCCGTAGGTACCCCATGGGACAAGAACTATAGGTTCTTTTTATATTATGGCAAGTGCATCTACAATGGGAACTAGTGGAGTAGGTCGTTTATTAAATACACCTCTCGGTCGCATTTTTATATCTGTATTGCTTGGACTTGGAATCGCGGCAATGTTTAGAAAAGTATGTGAAGACAAATCTTGTATTAATTTCAATGGACCAGTCATTGATGAAATCACTGGAAAAACATATAAATTTGGAGAATATTGTTATCAATATGAAATGGTACCAGTAAAATGTGATTCTACGAAAAAAACAGTAGAAATATAATTAATTAACTATTATGATTTTTGGCGGTGCGTCGATTTTTATATGGTTTTAGTCTTCTACTTTTTCTACTACCTCCACCATTCATCGGTTTTATCCATACACTCTCTCCAGTGACTCTATTATACCAATAGTTTGTATCATAAGTATTGGTATATACTTCAATCCAATCATCATCAATTTGTTTATTGCCTTCAACTCTCGACAATATAGCCTCTACTTCACTATGATAATGGTCATAAATAGTATTTTTAAAATGCATAATAGGAAGTAATTTGATTTTATATTTCGGATTATTTCGATTTTCCTCTAACCAATTATCTTTTAATACATCCAAATGTTTATGGGCAGTTTCATTAAAATGGAATACAACCACATCTTTTCCATTCGGATTCATTTCATATTTTTTAAGTCGTAAAGTATGATAATGAGATATATTAAATCGAACTGGTAAATTATAAAAACGTTCATTCACATATTCAAATAATGCTTCATTCGGATATTTACAACCAGTACTCGCTATAATGGGGACAGCATGTAGGTATTCTTGAAATTTGGTCTCACTTGGTTCGAAAACAATAACACCTCCGTTCATTCCTGATTTTTCAGTACAATCTCTTAATACCTCTTTTTTATTACTTGTATAGAGCAAATTACGATTCCATTCACTGTCATTTCCACAACGATAACATACCATTGCCGGCATTTTTTGATTAAATACATCATTTATCTCTTCGCTCATTATAACTAAATCACTTTCCACAATACATATTTTCTCATATTCTGTGAGAGTATAAGCAAAAATAAAATCACATGTACGCAATGTATTAAACGACGAATAATTGCTTGTAAAATTCACATTATAAGTGATACCAGAATCATTAAATCCGATTGTTTTATAAACATATGGACTTATCTCTCTGGCAAATGATGCCGGTGTATCTAAAACCGAATACATATATACGATATTTGTTTTCGTGTATTTCTTTAACATGATGCAAAAATAAATTTCTAATTCCAAATATTTTGGATTCGAACCAAAATGAATTAATACAAAAGCATTTTTTGTTTTAGCGTCTTTTTTTGTCATTCTATTGTATTCTATAGAGAACATAAACAAGGATAGGACCATCTAATATTTTTATCCGTTTTTCTTCCAATTCGCACCACATTCAATACATGAGATTAATGTTGTCATGGGTTCATCCGCAGACCTTGTTTGGATTTGTACATATGTACATTTTTTTGATTTACATTTGCGACATTGGAATAAATCGGTCATTGCTTTTACTTCTGTATTATATTTAGCAGAATCACGTTTCATTTTTGCTTCAATGATTTTTTTCCATCTTTCATGGTCCATTTCTGGATGACTCATAAAAGCCAATGATTGAGGTGTTAATTCTCCTGTAGTAATTCTTTCAATAATACTTGGATTTTTCAGGTTCGTATAAATCGAACGTAATCGGTCCATATAAATATTCACAAATGGTGGATTGTCCCATTTCTTCATCACTTTGTGTTGGTCTGCCTCTTTAATCGCATAATTGAAAACACCAATTTCCAGATTTATAATAAAATTGGGAGGAAGTTCTGTCACTATCATGGATTCTATTTTTTTACGAATATTTTCACGAAATTCTTTAGGGTCGACAATATAATAATTACTCATAATGATGATGATGATTTAGCAAGTAAAATATATTTATACTTGTTGGAACTATTCTTAGTTCAATTTTGTATAAGAGAATAATTCATTTCTATAGATACAATAACTATCGTATAATGCCAGAGACTAATCCCGACCCCACAAATGACACAATTGGACCTGTTCAGATTGATATTGGAATGTCATCAAATACACCCAAACAACAACCTGTAACAACAACAGAAACACCAAATACATCCTCTCCAACAACACCAAATACAGAACAACAAACCACATCTCAAACAACAAACGCAACAAATCAACAACCAACAACCTCTCAAACAACCGCAGGAAAAAAAGAAGAATCGGTAATGAATTATTTGGAAAAAATCTATATGTATTTGTTTTTAGGATATATTATCAAGGATGGAAAAATGGAAGACAATGTTATTTTTCGTATGTTTAACGGAAAGGTAGGAAGGGCTTTTTACTTAATGATATTATATCGAATTATGATTGTAATCAGTGGTTTTTTTATAACAATGTTTTTACAAAATGAGAGAGGTACATTTATTTATTTAGTAATAGCATCATGGGTCGCCTATTTATCTTATAGTTTTATTTTGGTAGATACTTATCCTTAGATATTTGGTGCTACAGGTTCTTTCTATTCATATATTACTTGTATATGGTACCTGGGCAAAAAACATTAATCAATGGAGCCGATGGAATCGCCGAAAAATCGAAACCAGTATTTTTATTCACTATGGGAGCAATTTATATAGGATATATTATTATTCTTTTAGGAATTACTTTGATTGCTCCCCAACAATTGAAATTATTAAGCATTATTGTTCATGTATTAATCTGTATATTTCTCATATATAAATTCAATCCATTCAGACAAACTGTAACTATTGATAAAAATGATAATACACTTATTTTCTCTACTGCCGTTTTCCTTTTATTAAATTTAGGAGTTACCGAATTTTCTATTAATTTCTTGTCAAATCTGAAAGGAATCTATAAGATAGACCAAATCGCATCGATGAATGTATAAATGAGCAAATGTATAAATATATAGAGTCTATATAAAAAGATAATATAATAATTAGATAATCATTTCTATTTATTATGTCAATCAAATCGAGACCTGAAATTACAAATGAATTTTTAATAGATATTAAAAATACAGTGGAGAAGATGTCAAAGAATCATCATATCGAAATATTAAAAATATTAAAAAAAACAAATTGCAAAACAAATGAAAATAAAAGTGGTACATTTGTGAATCTTTCTTATTTACCCATTTCTGTAATTGACGAAATTTACAATTATATTTCTTATGCAAAAGACCAAGAAATTACGATTCAAATTATGGAATGTGAGAAGGAGACACTTTCGAAACTTATCACAAAATAATCTATATTACATTATTATTATGCCAAATGCACTCAGTTTTAAATCTCTATCAGAACATGAAAAAATATTAGATTTAGCAAGATATAATGGAAGAGTCAATCTAGTTGAATTGCCTCCACCAGAAGTTCAATTCCAATTGTTTGAAAAAGTCGCAATCAAAAACAAAGCAACTGATTACCGGGGTTCTCTTGGTAATGAATGGGAAACCAATATGCTTTCTCAAGTATTTTTCTGTGCTGAAAACATGCAAATTATACAAAATGGTATTCGTGCCGGTGTATATGAAATGTCCAATCAAAAAATCACGGTTCCTCCACAAAATCCTGATACAATTCATACCATTATGAAAAGCATTTATATGCAATATGGTCGTCATGGTACATCGAATATTCGTGAAGAAGTTGCACGTTTGAATGATAAAGTATTAGAATATTCTGTCCCCAATACATTTAATGCTGCGGTTGCTCAATTGAAATATATACGCGATGCTTCGACATTGGTTTCACCGATTGAGAGACCGATACAAGTGGACCGTGATTTCAAACAATTAGAAGGTGGTGGACAATGGTTTTAAACGTAAGATTTTTTCATTATTTATATTTATAAAAAAAACGTTTTTTCGTTTTTTTTATTTCTGTTTTTTTCTTTTTTCTCTTTTTCTTTTTTCTCTTTTTCTTTTTTCTCTTTTTCTCTTTTTCTCTTTTTCTCTTTTTCTCTTTTTCTCTTTTTCTCTTTTTATTTTTCTTTTTTATTTTTCTTTATCATTTTTTCATCATTTTTTCATCATTTTTCTTTTTTATTTTCTTCATCATTTTTCCATTATTATTTTTTTTTCTTTTTCCATTATTATTCTTTTCACACCACTTCATTCTTACTCTTCTTCAATATCCACATTTACAACAACATCTTCATTTCCACCAAACTCTGGGAATGTCTCATCCCCATGTTCCATATAGTCGGAATAGTTCGCAGTCACCAATTTCTCGCCACGACAGAACATCAATGACATATACGAATTGCCATCAATAAACACTTCAACCACTTTACCTTCTCTGTTTCTAAAAAGTATATACTCAAACTCTTCAGAATTTTCGTCTCCATAAAGTATCATTCCTTTTCCAATCATTTTGTAACTTCCAGAAATAGCCTTCAAGTCTGTTTGATCCTCCAAATCGTCGTTGTAGAACTTCAACTTATATCTCTTTCCAATAACCAGTATTCTTAACATATTTTAGTATTCGAGGGCAGATATTATGTTTTAAAGAACAAGAACCAAAAAAGTATTTCAATTTTTTAATATAAATTAATAAAAAAAACTAACAGTATTCTGTTTTGTTTTTCTTTTTTTCTTTTTTGTTTTTTCTTTTGTTTTTTCTTTTGTTTTTTCTTTTGTTTTTTCTTTTGTTTTTTCTTTTTTTCGATCATTATGTTTCTTTTTGTGTTTGATTATTATTATTCATTCAGAGAGCATCAAATTGAGTTTATATTAATTGAATCGCATGAGGGCCTGATAAGCATCGGATTGGTTTACATCGAGAGGCAATCCATCGAAATTGTCAAACTGGTTATCAACATCGATAACATGATTACGGACAATAGTCTCATCTCGATTTTCATCGTAGTGCCAAAATATGTCTTCGTATATGTTGTGGAGTAAGAATCCGTCGCCTCCATATCGATAAAATTCCACAACATAAGATTGAAAGTTGGATAGAC